CAGCTACCGCTCGGTTAGCCGCACAGGTGTCCTGTCGAAGATGGGCGAAGTACTTACTCTCCGCTATAAAGGGATCCATGTCTGTTAAATGTAGACCTACGTCAACCCGAGTTGAATCTTTATGTTCGCACTCTGGTACACCACGGCATGTGATTTTACATCGATAGTCTTTTGGCCACTCCTCAGCTTCCGTATAGATTTTACCGTCCAGACCTTGACAGTAGCGTCCTCTCTCGAAAAGCTGACCTTTACACGATTGTCGGTGGCAGACAAGCGGTTCGGCGACAACCCTTAGGGCGGGTCGCCGTACGTCCGCCCCAGCACGTTTAAAGTCTGGATAGATCTTATGGAAATCATCAGACTGTCGTTGGGGACGGCTAAATTATGGTGGAGTGCCGCTATGATATCAGGGCCTGCAGCTTTCACTGAGGCTTGCCAAGTCTTGGGATCATCAACCAAGGTAGGCAGGTTATCATACGTTGACTCCCAAGCCCGACTTAACACCTCGCCGATGACATTCATGTTGGTCTCAGCTAATTTCAAGTAACACACCTTCTGCACATACGCGTTGGTAACCGTGTAGGGAAGTTTGTCCCACTTGGAGGGGTAGGGTCGGGGTACCCAAGGGACGGACATATATTTCAAGAACTCATAGAGGAATAGAAAGTCGAGAACTGTAAACGCCGGTACCCAAAATTGTCCTAGAGCTTCGTGCCACGGAGTGAAAAACCACATAACGATCCAAACTACACATAGGAGGTAGAGGAATGAAAGGGACACACCAAAGGCATTAACGAGGTCAATATACCGCCACTTCTCGGGTAAGCGGGAGCCTCGAACGAGTCTAACTGAGAAAGTGACAAGTGCTCCAACGTAGAACACTGTGATCAGGCTGTCGCCTGCGCTGACCACCCAGTTTGGCCAGGGAACCTCGAGGACAAAATCGAAGAGTCCCATCAAGCGGAAGAAAACGGACATGAATATCGCGATGATAGCGGGCATCAGGACCGTGACTATTCTCATCCTAGGGGAGAGAGTTTCTGTCCACGGCCAGAAGCGTTCATTCAATGCCAAGTGGGGTTCGATTCCCACATTTACGTCGTCCTCATCATCGGGTTTATTAAAAGGCCCCCGATTCTTATCGAAGAAAGGGTTGTCATCGGTCTTGTCACTCTTAGGACCGGTGATGGCGCTGGCTTCTTCCACTTTGGGTGGTTCTGCGTCGCCTCGTTTTTCCTCAATAGTTTTCTCTCGCTGCTCGGTGGGTGGGAGAGAATGAGACACCCTTGGATCGTTCGGTTTGCAATCCGCACTACGTTGGTGCTTCTTAAAGCCTTCACTCTTGTAGATCATCCTATCGCACTTGTAGCAGCGACCCAATTCCTTATCGGCGGGTGCAGCTGCTGCAGACATGGCGTCTGCCGCGATTACGGACGGTCGTGACTG